AAACCAGTATTCTGGGCATCATTCCATTTCATTTGAGCACTAGCTGTATCACTGAAAAAAGTTACATCATGTCCAGTACCATCAACACCAACCGTTAAATCCCCTGTAACTAATACTGTATCAGTAGATGATTCGGTGAGCTTGATCATATTTGCCCCACCAACAAATATATCTAATACATCAGCACCAGATTCGTATATATAAGTATCACCACCACCATCGAAATAAAACTTATCAGTAGCATCGATTGCTATTGCTGTGGTAGAAAGGCTTAGTGCTGAATCAGTAGCGTCACCATCCTCGACTTTTAGCAGGGATGAAGTGACCCCTGTTGAATCCATTTTAAGAAGCATCGTGTAAGTTGATGCAATAGAACTACCTGTTAAAGTTGCCATAATATTCTCCTAATTAAACTATATTTTCCCATTTTCTTTCTTCCAGTTCCCAGGGATCACTGACAGACTGCCATATATCCCTGACCAGGCGAGCTGTTTGGGTAACGTGGGTTATTATTCTTAAACCTAATCTTAACATCAGCCTACATAGGCTATACAGGCACCGGACGCTAATTGAAAGCCGGACCAGCGACCAAAAATAGTCATACCTTGTGGAAAAGTTTCACCGTCTACAGCGGCCCCAGCGTCAGCGTCAATCAACGTACCTGTGCCGGCATCGTCAGGGAATAATTGTTCTGTTTCTGCTACCAGGCCGCCACTTCCACTGGCGAAGACTGAATCTTCTATAAATTGGATTGCTACAAATACACCTCTCAAACAAGTGCAAGCTGTGGTTCCTGTAACTAATATTGAGCCGGATTGGCCCAGGGATAAATTTTGAGCTTCTGATACACTGAATTGTGCCATCTTGTTTCTCCTTTGTTACGATGCCTTACCGAGCGTGGCTCGTCTCATGGGCATCTTGGTTTAAATAACTTCGTTTTCTCTTAAATATTCATCAGAGATGGTGCCGTAATGAAATATTGGTGCAGATATTAACTTTCTAGCATCAGAAGATTTGCATTTAGAACACTTAGGTTTTTCTCCACGCAATGTAAACTCTTCCCAAATATTCTCACACTTTCTGCACTGGTAATCGAAAGTCATTTCTTTTTAGACTTTGGCTTTACTGCCTTACCATCAGCGTCACACTCAGAACAACCATCTTTTATGTAGGCATCCACTTGTTTATCGCTGATAGAATCAACTTTGCCAAATACAGAACCATCTTTTCTTTTAAAAAATTTCATAACTGCTTTCTATTATGGTCCAAAGGGGGACAAAAGTCCCCCTTCAAAACCGTTAATCAACTATCCTAGATTATGGATTAGCAAAATTAACTACTCCACAAGCCGTTGAACCAGCCGCGTGTGATAAACATGCGCCAAATAAAACGTCAACTACGATTGATGTGGATAAATAATCAATATCGTAGGCCGACTGGACCCGTGGTGATAGCTGCATAGCCATGTAGACTGCTTCTTTCTTAAAGATCGATGCTGTCTCATCTCCGGTACCGCCGTCATCGTCCCAATCTGTCGATACGAAAGTTGGCATACCGTAAACACTGCCCACGGAGCCGCTAACATTCGGATTCTGTGCGTCACCCCTTCGGGATGCGTCATAGAAATCCTGCAATGATAGTGCGCTCATGTAAGCTGCTGGAGAGCAGTATAGATAAGTTTCACCATCTGCGTAATCGTGTCCGGCATCCAAAAGTTTCTGAAGACCTTCACGAAGTTTCGCAGTAGTCCAGGTATTGTCACTGCCAAGCGTTACATCATTACCAGTATTTGACTGTATAACTGTTACAGCCAGATAATTTTCGATGTACTTAGCAATCGAGTAACCCATTGATTTTGCATAGGCACCAAATAAATCCGCAGATTCCTGTATTTTCACATGATCGCCGATTCTTTTAGCTTCTACTGCATGCTGATCTACTGTGAGATCAACCTTACCATCCGTATTAGCACCGTATGATACAGCACTTCCACTGGATAGATTAGCCGCCGTTTCCTCGGTGACTTTGGGTATGTGGAGAATGTCTCCACCCTCTTCCATTAAGGATGAAAAATCGCTGGCTTGATTCCGGATCTGGAATTTTCTTTCGGCGTAGTCTAAAATAGCGTCGCGCCACAATTCGGGAATAAAATTCGCCGCAGTGGTCGTTGTAATCTCTGCCATTTAAAGCTCCTTAATTAATTCATGTAGTGATCTAAGACCTTTTGCCAGTTGCCTTGACGCTCTTTCTTATCCATATCTTTATACGGATGTCTGCCATCCTGCGCCCGTTTTGCAGCAATAGACTCATCGGTCTGCACTACGTTTTTAGATCTTTTCGCAAATTTCAGAAGTTTTTCTGTAGAGAGATCTTCTGCAAATTCACGATCTTCCTCAGACATCGATTCCAAAGCATCTTTTCGGAGGGATTCTTCCAGGGTCTTACCGCGATCCGCATGAACTTTTAATTCACTCAGTTCTGTTTCACGTTTTTCGGCAAGAACCTTCCAATCCTCATTATCTTTGAGCTGTTGTTCCTCAATAGATTTTAATTGCGCTTGAAGTTTTTCAACCTTGGACTCGGAAGTCTGCGCACGTTTGCGATATGCTTTTGATTCTGCGATCAGTTCACCAGCATCGTGCGACTTGCTGGATTCCTCTTGCTCCTTTGGTGCCGGAGTGGCTTGCTCTTCCTGAGCGACCTTTACTTGGTCCTGTTCATTAGACATTTATATCCTCACATCCTTATGATGTTTACGACGTAGCCTTTACTCGTAAAAACATCTTTAAAGTTCTGCGCAATCTTTTCTGCGATTGCAGCACCTACTTTATCTTTTACCTTGATTGGCAAGGGGTTTTCCTCATCGGAAACAATTCTTTTTTTCCTGGTATTAGTATTACCACCATAATGACCGGTTTGATTACCGGTTAATTTTTGTGCTTGCCTGGAATCTGTAATTCCATATATAAAACCTAGTTCCGATGCATTAATAAATTTAAAAGAGTCCATCATTTGCCCAGTTAAGGTCAAATTCGGTGGATTTACCTGGGTAGATCTCTGTGACTGACCCTTTTTAACAGCTTTTCCCTGTGACTTGCGTCTTTTATAATCATCTGTGTACTGAACAAAAGTATTATTCGTACGCGCGTTTATGCCATCCTTCTGGACTGCACTGCGATGCTGCGCTACTGTTCTTTTGCCAAGTTTTTTAAAGAATTCACTGTCAAACTTGACTATTTTTTTAAAGTCGGGAACTATCATCTGCTATCATAATAAGTTTGAAAGGTGACAGGATGTTTCCAATTCTCTTTTTCTTTCTGATCTTCATACCAGCTACTTGCGTCTTTTCTATTTTTGTCACTCTGTTTTTGATCAAATGCTTTGCCCCAATGATGTCTGCAATTTGGGCCACCGCCTTCATCGAAAGCACCGGGATACTGTTGGTCGATTTCTCTTAAAGTCAAATCTGGACTCGCCAGCATTACTCTACATATTGGGCGCGTCTTTCCATCTAATGGCCCGATATATTGGTATAACTCACTGTCCGGTGCATTATCTGCCATCACCCCTACGACACTGCGGTTGAACTTGGCCATGCCCGATGTTATAAAAGTTTCAATGTTCTTGGATTGAGTCAACGGGTCGCGCAGGATCATGGACCTAATTTCATTTATTGATCTGCCAGATGACAAACCCTGGGATGTGGCCAGTCTAATACGTTCACCAAATTGGACTGTAAAACTCTCCAATGCTTCACGCTGTATAAATTCTAAGGCCGCTAGTTGGCCCTCAGTCATTGGCGCGAAGGCAACCATGTCATCCAATATTGCCCCAAGTCTTGATATATAAGCATTTACAGCACTCTCCATATTGAGTGTAGTGAGCCAGTAATCAACCATGCTTAAAGCAGCAAGGGCGGCAAGGACTTCTTCTAAGTCAAAACCTTCTTCTTCCAGTTCGCCTACATCGGCCAGGAAGTCATCCAGCGATACTTCAAACTGATCAATGTAATCAGCAAACGCTGAATCAATAGTAGATTCTAAGGGCACTACCTACCCTGTAGTCTTTGCAGCAACCTGTTTTGTGATGGTTGGACTTGTTCTTCCCTTTCCTTTTCCCACTTGGACCTATCTTCTTCAGAAGCATCTGGATTCATGTAGTCAAACCAGGAAGACGGAGAAGCAAGGCCACGGTCAAATTTCCAATTCCAATAATCTATCTCCTGGTCAACATTCATCGGATAATTTGGCTCTAAGAAATCGACGCGGTAGTCTTCTGTGATATTAGCATTAGCTTTAGCAGCAATAATGGCCCTATCTATCATAAAGCGTCGTCTTTCAAATGGCCGCCAGGTGTCTTCTGTGCTGGCTAAACGCTCATCATAATTCTCAATTTCCTGTACCTGTAATGAGAATCCCGAAGGAGCATTTCCTTTCACGTCTGCCCACTTAATTCTAATATGATTGTTGTTTAATGTAGCTTCTACCAGGAACCTGGTAGCGTCAATAATATCTGTTAATGAGCCAGACGGTGCGGTGACTCCGAAGTTGCTGCCCTCTGGGAGATATAATATTTTGTCTACACCTATTTGAAGTCTACTAGCATCATCAACGCCTGTGATGAATTTAATTCCAATGCTCCCAAACCGGATGGCGAGAGCTAGTTCGGTGGCGGCTACTGAAACACTTAAATCAGCTCTGATTATGTCATTGGCACCTTCACTCCACCAGTCGCGGACTGGTTTGTAGCGATGTGCAAAAGTCAAAGGCACAATACCGTATGGATTTATGTCACCTGGGTTTACACTTTGCTTGGTACCATTCTGATCAATAAGGAAGTGCTGTCCTTTTACTCCAGGGCGGTCTTCGGTCCATACTGCATGCCAGGGTTTTTCCATTCTGGTCATGCCGTGGTTCTCGATTGCAAAAATTACCCCTATCGCGTCTTTTTCTCCGGGAAGGAATAGAGGTTCAAAAAATGGAACCAAATCATATTTTATCTTTTGTTCGCGATCACTCCACCGGCTGCGCATGGCCATGGTACCTAATAAAAATGTCAACTGTTCAAGTTGACGGCGCGATGAATTCAAATCTTCTATATCTATAAAATCTAAATACCGCTTGTCAACCGACATTTTAGGAGGTCGCTTATATGTCATCGATCTAACCTTGCAGATTCTTCTAGTCAAGTTCTGTGTAAAAATCGGAACCTGGTTCAAAGACTCACTGCCAAAGAACTTTTTGACATAACGGTCCATGTTGATTCCTTCATAGAAATCAAGCATATACTCGCGTTCTTTTACGCGCTGATTCTCAATATTATTTAATGCTTCTCGCAATGACGAAAGGATTGCGCTTTGTGATAGATCTGGGATTGTTACCATGGTATAGTTCCTGCGTGTCTCTGTTTAATAGGGATAAGGTTGACCATGAGATACCGAAAAGCGTCCATAATATGATCGTTGACACCATCCTTAAGAGGAATCTCTTTTAAATGCTGGTCTACCTTTTTGTCTGGATAACGATAATTTTCTGCTGCGGATATGAATCCTTTACATTTTGGGGCAATAGAAAGATGGTGCATGCCGTTAGCGTCTTCAAAGAATTGCCTGACATGGTTTACGCCGTTGGCGATGTTCCTGGCTATGCGATCAAAGGTGTAGCGTACATAAATTCCTTTTTTCTTGAATTGCGCTATTTCACTCATGCCACTTTGAGATTGGGTCCCGGAACCGGCTGGATCACAATAATAGGCGGCTACTGGGTACCCTTTGGCTTTGATCATATCAGCGAGTCTGTCTGTTTTAACATTTTGCTTATGGCAGATCTCATCAATTATATATATGTGACCAAGACCTGACTCTGTTTTTTTGTATTGCATCCACAGAACCCCTGGTTCCCTGTAACCCCAATCGATCCCACAGAATACTGGAAGATCGGGGTTGTACTTGAGGTTCTGGTCAACATGCCTGGTGCGGTCCATTGGATAGACCTTTCCGGCAAACGAAATAAAATCAGAAAAAAATTCCTGGCGTATTGTTTCATGTGTTAATGTCCTCTTTAGTTCTTCTATATCATCTTTGAAGTATGGTGATTCCATGCTGGAGTGCTGCCAGGAGTCCCAATCCGGGAAATTATCGTCCTGGCCACGGGAATATAGGTCGTACAGCCAGTTGAAAGATCTCGGCGTACTCGTAAATAAGGCCCAGCCATTACGATCTGCCAGTGTAGGCCGTAGGTACTGTTCCCATATTAATGAACTTGGAAGTGTCGCTGCTTCATCTATAATTAACCAATCTAAACCATGTTGTAAGAAAACTTGCCCCCCAGCAAAAAGCCAGGGGGCAAGTTTTCCCCTCCCCCACAAGAGAATCTGGATTATCCGCGCTTTTGATCCACACTTCGCTGTTTAATCCTGCGAGCTTAAAATAGTATATCTGACCATTGATCTCTTTCTTACTTACTGGCGGTAATTTTAACTTAAAGAATATATCTTCTTTAATAATCCGACCAATCTTGTCGCATAACTCATAGTTGCGACTGACCACCCAGCCACGCGAGCCGGGTGATAAAATATATGGCAGAGCTTCTTTGGCCGCTGCCAGTGACTTCCCACTACGTCTCCCAGAAATATTTACGCGGAAACGACAGTGACTGTCATGTACGTCACGCTGAATCTTTGTGGGCCGGTAGCCTACTAGATCCCACAGCTTCTGCTTGTTCAGTATCTTTCTCTTCAACACTATACTCCGCGTCTATCGGACTGTCCTCAAAACCACACTCTTTCAACACCGACTCCAGATTACCAATAAGGTCTATTTCCTTTCGGTCTGTCTGCCCCAGGTACTGTTTTCCCAGCCATATAAGCAAGGCTGTATTTCCTCTCTCGGCAAATTTTAGCTGTAGCGTTCTTATTTTCACCTTCAGTGATTCGCGGCCAGTTTCTAATTCATCCTTGTAATTCTTACGGACTGTACTTTCGTCCATTTTGAAATACTTGGCTATCTCAATAATCGAGCAGCCGAAGGATGCCAACATCTGTATTTTGTCAGGGTCAGGACTTGTGAACTTCGCAAGGTCTGCCATCACATATACTTGTCAAGATTACACCGACACTTAGCAATGGCCCTTCTCCAGTAGGTTTTTACGCTGCTTACACTGATTTCCAGAGCTTCCGCTATTTGTGGGAATGTCTGGCCGATCAATCGACATGAGAACACTTGCATCTCGCGTTCCGATAGAATGTCGAAGGCCATATTGCCAGCTTGCTGGTATTTGCGTAGGTGGTCGGGGATTAGGCCGGTGCGGAAGACATGCAGTTTCATTGCTGCATCTTCGGCGTGATCTATGGCAGATAAGAGTCGATCATTCTCCAGGTCGGTTATGTTGTACCAGTCCATGATATGTTACTTGGTTTGTAACATGATTTGTTACTTCTTATAGGAAATTTTTAGAGACGCTATCCCACGACGGGGTTTTTCGTCCTTGGTGTACCGGGGACCATACACGGAACATACACAAAATTTGAATGAGTTAATCAACATTCTACCGACGGCATGCCGTAAACTATTGCCAGATATTGACAAGAATCAACTAACATCCATCC